ATGGCTTTTGATTACAGGAAACTGAAAGGTAGAATCATTGAAAAATATGGCAGTCAATTAAATTTTGCTGATGCATATGGTATTTCCGAAAATACATTATCATTAAAAATGCGTAATAAAGTAAGATTCACTAGCGATGACATAATTGCAATAAGCGATATGCTCGATATTCCCGAAAATGAAATAGGGTCTTATTTTTTTACAAAACAAGTTTAAAAAAATTAAACTTCAGAAAGGAGAAAAAGAAATGAACGAAGTACAATTATTTAATTTTGAAAATCACGAAGTAAGAAGTCTTTTAATTAATAGTGAACCTTGGTTTGTTGGGAAAGATGTGGCTGAGGTTCTTGGATATGCTAAGCCATTAAATGCAATTGCTCAGCATGTTGATAAAGATGACTCCCTAAAACAGGGACTCACTGATTCACTAGGCCGTCAGCAAAAAACTATATTTGTCAATGAATCTGGTCTCTATGCTTTAATCTTCGGAAGTAAATTGGAGTCTGCTCAGAAATTCAAACGCTGGGTAACAAGTGAAGTACTCCCAACGCTTAGAAAAACAGGGCAGTACCAAGTGAAGGAACTAAGCGGACAGGAATTAATGGCTAAGGCATTAATCGAGGCTCAAAGTGTTCTAGCTGCTAAAGACAAGCAGATTGAGCAGATGAAGCCAAAGGTTGTATTTGCTGATGCAGTAGCCACTAGCCACACATCAATCTTAGTTGGTGAACTTGCCAAAATCTTAAAGCAGAATGGCATTGACATGGGTCAGAAGCGTTTATTCGCATGGCTCAGAGAAAAAGGATATCTGATCAAGCGCCAGGGCACTGATTACAACATGCCTACACAGAAGGCTATGGAACTAGGTCTCTTTGAAATCAAGGAAGGCTCTTACGTCAACGGCTCAGGAGTAAATATCACTACTAAGACGCCTAAGGTTACTGGCAAGGGTCAGCAGTATTTTATTAATAAGTTCCTTCAATAGGAGGTGAAGAAAATGGATAACCTCAATATAACAGTAAAAGAAGCTTCTAGAATCATGAAAAAGTCGCAAGAATTCGTAATTCAAGCCGTTCAGAACGGACAACTGCCAGGAATTGTTATTGAAAACAACGGCAGACGCTCCGCTCACATTCCAAGAATCGGTTTTGAAAATTATATGAATGGCTTGAAAAAAGAACCAAGCCAAAAATTAATCGAAGCGCTCATAGAAAAATATGAGTCTTCAGAAAAAGAAATCAAAAAGCTTGATGATAAGATCCTTGAGCTAAATAGAAAAATCATCAAGTTAAGCAAAACTAAATAACAACTTTAAGTGTTCATAAGCACCTAAGGCCAAAGAAGGCAAATAATATTATTGTAGAATGTCTCGTTTTCATTTTTTTTGGAAACTCCCTTCGTATGTGTATCTTACATTGAATATATCAATCCTTTTTAAATAATTTGTCTGTTGATCAAATAAATGCTTTCTTTGGCGCTAAGTGCTTATGAGCACAAAAAAAGAACACACGACAGCCATCGTGTGCTCCCACTCAATCTTCTAGGAAAAGATTGAAAAAATCAGACAATTTATAGTTTATCACAGAAAGGAAGAAAATTAAATGAGTAGAATCAGACTTTTACTATTAATTTTGTTAAATGCATTTATATTTATTTGCCTCGTGAGTGGAATCCTGACAGGCAATAATTGGAACAGTCTAGAAATCAAAATAGTGTTCTGCTGTTCACTCGGATTAAATATATTATTCGCTGAATATACCATGATTTAGCGTGTGTGAGGTGAAAAACATTGAAAGGTGTAATTAAGCACAAGTTGCCAAAAACTCGTGAGGAGTGGCTATATGACCGTTTAAAGGGTATAGGTGGCTCAGATGTTGGTGCAGTTTTAGGACTTAATAAGTATAAAAGTGCCTACACTCTGTGGGCTGAAAAATGCGGACTTCTTCAAGATGAAGAGGAAGACAACGAAGCTATGAGAGTTGGTAGAGATTTAGAACAGTATGTCGCTGACAGATTTACAGAAGCGACAGGAAAGAAAATTAGAAAAAGTGGGTTTTCTTTTCAATCTGAGAAGCATCCGTTCATGCTCGCAAATGTTGACCGTTTAATTGTTGGTGAAAAGGCAGGGCTTGAATGTAAAACCGCTAGTGCACTAACTAGATGCGATTTTGAGAATGGTGATATTCCACCAAGCTATTATTGTCAATGTATGCATTACATGGCAGTAACAGGCTTCGAAAAATGGTATATAGCCGTTCTAGTGATGGGCAAGGGCTTCTTTTGGTACGAAATCAACAGAAATGAAGAAGAAATTGAAGCACTTATCAAGGCTGAAGGTGATTTCTGGGAAATGGTCAAACAAGGTAATGCGCCTGACGTCGACGGCTCAGAAAGTACAAAGAACACATTGAACACAAGATGGCAGTCTCAAGTAAAAAGTTGTGTTTTAGGGCATGAAGCCGAGGACAGTGTTAAAGAGTTGCTTTCTATCAAAAAGAGAATTAAAGCTTTGAAGGAACTTCAAGTTTCTTATGAGAACTCTATCAAAGCAGAGATGGAAGATGCAGAAGCTGCAGAACTAGAAAATGTCATGATCAAGTGGAAGACTTCAAAAAGTATGACTTTTGATAGAGATAAGTTTAAAAAAGAAAACCCAGAGTTATTTAAACAGTACTTGAAAGAAAGTACTCAAAGAAAATTCTATGTAAAGGAGAAAAAAGGAAAATGAGAACTAGAACAAAACCTAATCAAGATATTAGAGATATGTTGAAGGATAATGGTCTCACTCAATGGGATTTGTGTAAAGCGCTAGGATTAAGCGAAATGACTTTATACAGACGTTTAAGAGATGAACTACCAGAAGACCAGAAACAAGAATACATGAAAGTCATTGAAAGACTTATTACTTTAAACGCATAGAGAAGAAAAGGAGAACAGATAATAATGGCAGAAGTAAATCAGAAAGGTATTATTGCGAATACCACTAAACAGGCAGTTGCTAATAAGCATAAGCCTCAAACAATCAAGGACTATATCAAGGTATATGAAGGAGAAATCGCTAAGGCATTGCCTAACGTAATCACTCCTGAAAGATTCAGTCGCATCGCTATGACGGCAGTCACTAATACTCCTAAGTTAGCAAAATGTACACCACAGTCATTCATTGGTGCATTGCTTATTGCTGCACAGTTAGGAGTTGAACCTAATACAGCACTAGGACAAGCATATTTAATCCCATACGGCAATCAATGTCAGTTCCAATTAGGTTACAAAGGGGCGCTTGATCTAGCATACAGAACAGGAGAAGTAAGAAGTATTACTGCCGAAGTTGTCAGAGAAGGTGACTTATTCGAGTACGAATTAGGTTTAAATCCTAAATTGAAACATGTACCAGCACAGAAAGGAAGAGGAAAGCCGATTTTCTACTATGCAGTATTTAAATTAGTAAATGGTGGGGAAGGTTTCCAAGTCATGAGTTATGAAGATGTTACAGAACACGCCAAGAAGTATTCTAAAACATTTAATAATGGACCATGGCAAAGTGCCTTTGATGAAATGGCTAAAAAGACAGTGCTCAAGAAGCTATTGAAATATATGCCGTTAAAAACAGAATTCGTTAAAGCAGTAGCGCAAGATGAAACAATTAAAAACTTTGATGTTGGAGAAGACAACAGAGACATTCTAGACAAGCCTAATGAATGGGTTGATGCAGATGTCAATATTGTTGATGAAGACACAGGAGAAGTCAAAGAATAGGAGATGTGAAAGATGGAAAGAAGGAGATGGATAAAACTTTATATGATGGACTATGACGAAGTCTATCACGATTCCAAGATGTTCCATCTTTGGATTGACATCTTACTACACACTAATCCTGTTGATTATTATCATCACGGAGACTTGATCAAGAGAGGACAATGCATCCTCTCTCTGAATCAGGTCGCATCAAGGTGTCATATGTCTAAACCGACAGTTTCCAAATACCTTCACTTATTAGAAGAATGTGAAAAAATTAAGTTAGATATATCTAAAAAGGGCACTAAAGTGACGGTATTAAACTGGGATAAATACCAAAGTAACGGGTTTTCAAAAAGCGAAAACGAGGAGTCGGAAGATACTACCGGTTTAGCAAGTGGTTTAGCAAGTGGTTTAGCAAGTGGTTTAGCAAGTGGTTTAGAACTAAACCAAGAACTAAACCCTAATAAGACAATAAAAGAACAAAGAAAAGAGAAAAGAGAAAAAGACTGTACTGTAGAGTATTGTCCGTCTTATGAATCTATTTTTTCTATTTTCTTTAAGAAAGACAAGTTGGAGTACATCAGTGAATATTATGAATCTGTAAAAGATAGAACTGATATAAGAAATCTAGAAAAACATATAGATGGATTCTTGAGAAATAAAGAGGCTGAAAAAAATAAGCCTATACCAATATCAGAGAGAAGAAAGAAAGAAAAAGAAGAATCTTCAGAAAATAAAATACCAGACGCTATTGTATTAACTCCTGAACAGGAAGAAGCACGCAAAAGGCTTCAAGAGTTACTTGATAGTAAGAAGTATGAACATGATGAAGATTTAGATTAAGGAGGGGGTTTATAAAAAAATGTTTAAAGAGATTGGGAAACTAAAAGGATTATTGAATTATCCACAACAATTAATACTCGGATTAGATAACATAGCACATGTAAATGGCGAAGGTTTAACACTTACCGTTGCAACGGAAGAATGCGCAGAGTTAATCCAGGCAATCACTAAATTAAAAAGATACGGCTTTTATGAAAGATACAAAAACGATCTGCACGAAGAAGTGGCAGACGTTCTTATCTGTATCACAGAGTTAGTTGCTTTGGGTTATCTAGATATCGATAAAGTAGTTAGTTGGCAAAAAATCAAAGTAAATCGAGAGGTAGAAAGAGCCATTCAAAAAGAAGAAATAAGAAAGGATATAGAAAAGTATGGAGTTAGTGAGTCTCAATAAGCTAGAAGCAGTCGCTGACTTCCTATCAGATGATGAAGTCTTTGGAATCGCCCCATGTTCACATTTCAATAACTCTTTAAAAAGAGATAGGGTTGACGTGTCTTGTGACATTGGGGATTGTGACGGAGACTGTCCATTCTATTCAAAGAAAAATTTCATAAAATGGATTAAAAAACCAGATAGTAAGTATGATGTTGATGGTTTGAAGAAACCTAAAAAAGAGGCCTTTCTATGCTATGACAATAGAAGCGGCAGGATTTGCTTGAATGATGATTACGTGAAAGCATTAGAGAAGTACTGCAATGATTTAGAGAACGTTCTTGCGGACACTGAATATGATTTAGAAACTTCTGAATGTGATAATAGAGAACTGACTAATAAGTTAGAAAAGATTAGAGGTGTTCTTGATGGGTCGTATTGAAGTAGATGAAGAGAAATTGAGACGTTTTGTTAATGCGTCTTTATTTACTTGCATGGATTTGAATTATCACCTTTTTAAGTATAAGAGTTGTATCATTAGGTGTCAGGACTGTCCTTTGACTACTGTTGAAAGCACTATAGAATGGCTGAAAGAGGAGGGATGATATGAGTTATTGTATTGGCATTTACGTAAAAGTTGAAGGATGTGACAAATTTGTAGAAACTACTTATCCAGCGTATTACAAGCCAACCTATAATTTAGGCAAATTATTCAGGACATGCATGAATTGGAATTTTAAAAACAGCGAATATTACAGATGTGATTATGTAATAAAGTACGTAGAAAAAGGAATAAAAGAATTAGAATATAATCCTTTGGCTTATACGGGGTTATTGCCTAGTAACGGATGGGGCAAAATGTCAGATGCGATTGGAACGTTGAATTCCATAAGAGAATGCATTCTAGAAGAAAATGAAGACATTCCATTAAATTGTCTATATCTAAAATGGGAGTGATCAATATGAGTGAAAAGAATTTAAAAGAAATTACATATTCGGCCGAGTTTGTGAACGAATTAGAAAGCAAGATAGAATATTTAAAAGAAGAAAATGCATTAATCAAACGTAGATATACTGTTTTAGAATGTCAAAATCATTATCTTGAGTTATATAAGGAAGCGTTAAACCTAGCAATCACAAACGCTATTATTGTTAGTGGCTATGATTTTTGGGAAAGAGCTGCAATAGGATATGGCGTGCAAGAATTTTATAACAAGTGCATTCATAGAAACGCACCAAATCTTAATAAAGGTATTGTGGAATTCTATCTTTCGCTAATAGCAAACGTAAAAGTACAAAAGAGTGAGGTAAAAGAAAATGTTAAACGCTGAAAAGTTTAGGAAAGAAATATTAGAAAATTCAAATGTTGTTTTTGATTTTTCAATGAGCAAGGATAAGCATACAATTAAGAAATGCCTTGGTGTTTGTGATGATTGTTTCTTTCACGAAGCAGGAGATCACTGCTCGAATATTAAAGTTAAATGGCTCTTATCTGAGTATAAAGAGCCTGTCAAATTAGCCAGATTTGAGCATGATGTTTTAAAATATCTTCTCGAAAAGACACAATACAGATTTATTGCACGTGAAAGAAACGACACTATTTACATTTACACAAGAAAGCCCAAGAAAGGATCAGATGCTTGGGAAATTATCTCGGGGATGCGAAACTTTAATTTATTTATTAATCTCTTCCCATTTATCGAATGGGAAGATGAAGAACCTAAATCAATCAAAAAAATACTCAATAACTGCGAGGTGAGCGATGGTGAGAGTGAATGAATTATTAGCAAATATTAACAGAGAGACCCTTATCAAAATTAAAGTTGATGATGATCACTGCTTTATGGGCAGAAGAATTTCACTAGATTCTTATGAATATTACCAAAAAAACAGAAAACGCTATGGAAATGCGATTGTTACAAATATTAGCCTTAATTATAAAATATCAGAACCTCATATTCTCATTGAGGCAGAAACCACAATGGGACGATGGACTAAAAAGGAGTGGGTTAAATAATCATGCTAAAGAATAAAGAAGAAAGAACCTCATTTTTAAGAAATGAGAAGAACTGGGAAGCTGAGTATTTAACAGCTGATATTAAAATGCTGACTTTAAAATTAACACCTAAACTATATGTCAGAAAAATTCAAGTGATGGGTTTTAATAAATATTTTAAAAAAAGTGGATGGTATACGCAGTTTACTAAGTTCTATTATCCTGATGATCTATATTATGGTCCTAATGCTTCAGATACAGAATTATTAAAATATTTAACTGCACATAAAAATGATGATTACATTGAAGACTTAGAAGTAGAAGGAGAACAGTAAAATAATGAGAATAAATGAAGTGTTAACAAGAGTCGATGAAGATGAACTCATTGACATTAGATGTAAAAGTTGGAATTTTTGTATACAAGGAACAAAATGGGAAATCACTCATAGTGAAACATTCATGGATAACCATTTTGGAGATATGTTAGTAACTCATATTGAAGTAAATGATTCGCCAAGAGGACACGCAATCATGCTATTGGCTGATTAAGGAGGAACGATGATATGCCGAACTGGTGTGCCGGTACTCTTAGAGTACGCGGGAAAAAGAAGGATTTACAGAACTTCGTTTTGAAAGGATTGAAACCTTGCGGTACTTTTAAAAATGAACCTGTCAAACTTGAACTAGATGAATACGGATATGTAGACTCTAACGTAACATGTTGGATTGAAGGAACGAATAGAGGATTCGTGAATAATTTAAATGTATGTTTTGATAGAGATGATGAAGATGATTATATTCAGACTATAGCGCTGGATGCAGAATTCGCATGGAATATCCGATCAGAAGAATTACTGAAAGTATGTAAGAAGTATCATATTGATATGAGAATCTACGCTTTCGAGATGGGAATGGAATTCAACCTTGAAATTGAAATCATTAACGGAAAGATCACGAAAGAATCCTATTTCGCATTCCAAGACTATATGTGGGAATGTATCTGTCCAAACATGGGAGGCTAAGCATAATGGTGAATTTTAGTGCCGAAAAAGTACAGGAAATTGTAGAAGAGAAAGAGGCTGAATATAAGGAGCTAGAAGAAGAGTATTCATATTTGAAAGAAGAATATGGAGAGCTTGAAGAAGTATGCCAAGATTTAAAAAAAGAAAACAATAGTCTTAAAAGAGAAAAAAACAGTTTAGTGAAAGCAAATACTACTGTATTGAATTTCTATAGAGAAGATTGTGGGAAAATTGATGATATACAAAAATTAAACAATAAACTTGTTAAAAGCTGTAAAAAGGCTAACAGGGATTTCTTTATCTTAGCAGCAGCCTATGTTGCTACACTAGTGCTAATGATTTACTTATTTATCAGATAGGAGTGATACAGATGTTTTTATTGCAGGTATTAGAAAATGTATTTTCTGTGTTTGCTATCGTTATGCTGATTGTTGGCGTTCTTATTGTGGTATCTGTGATTGCAATTGCAGTTTTCGTTGTTGTGTCGGTCGTTGTGAATGGCATAGAAGAAGATAAGGAGAATAATAACTTATGACAATAAATGACAAGGAGGAACACTATTAATGCTTAATCGTGCTTTATTAGTCGGAAGACTTACAAGAGACCCTGAACTAAGAAGAACAGGGAGTGGGAAGGCAGTCACTTCTTTCAATCTAGCAGTAGAAAGAAATTTCAAGAGTGATGATCAGGAGGCTGATTTCATTAACTGCGTATGCTGGGGGAAGATTGCAGAAAACACAGAACGATACTGTTCTAAGGGTTCTCTCGTTTCTGTTGATGGTCGCATTCAGACAAGAAACTATGAGAACAATCAAGGTCAGAAGGTATATGTTACTGAGGTGATTGCTGACTCTGTACAGTTTATTAATACAAAAAGGGATAGTAATACAGCTACTGCACCACAGGCACAAGTAAATAATCAAGCACCTGTTAATAACTATGCGAATAATGGACTGATTCAGCAGTTTGAGGATGAAGGCTTAATCATGGATGAAGAGGATATCCAATTCTAATGAGCAAGTACAACTCAAGAAAAACTACAGTTGACGGCTTCACGTTCGATTCTAAAAAAGAAGCAAAACGCTATTTGGAATTAAAGCAGATGGAAAAAGACGGATTAATTAACGATTTGCAATTACAGGTGCCGTTTGTATTGATTCCTCCTTTTGAAATCGAAATTGATGGGAAGAAGAGAAAAAGAAGAAGGATGGAGTATATTGCTGACTTCGTCTATTACATTAATAACGTTAAAGTTGTGGAAGATGTCAAAGGCAGAAAAACAGAAGTTTATAAGATTAAGAAAAAGATTTTTGAATATAAGTTCAAAACAACGATAAAGGAGACGTAGGATAATGAAAAATTTACAAATGTTAACATCAGAAGAAACAGCAGACTTATTTGGTATTTCAATGGAAACATTGAGAATGTGGCAAGAGACGGGAGTGTTATTACCTATCAAAACAGAAAAAAATTACATGTACTCGCAAAGTGCAATCGAAAGATTTCAAGAAAAGTATGAAGGGTTTGATATGTCAACACCTGAAGGAGTTAATAAAGCATATAACACTCTTAATATAAATGAGACAAAAGCTACTATAAAAGAGATTGGTGAAAATATTGAGCATGTAAAATTAAGTCGCTCCGAGATTGCATATAGCAAAAAAGAACTAAGAAAAAAGAAAATTTTAAAGCTTGTGAAAAAAAGAGAAAATGAAGGTGCATACTTCACAGGCACTAACAAGGAATTAGAAAAACAATTCAACTGTTCGTGTACAACAGTTGTTAAGTGCATCAACGAACTAATTAGTGAAGGAAAATTATATAGACATATTGATGTATATGGTGGTGAAAGAACTCTTTCAACAAAGCCATTTAAATAATATTTAATACAACACAGGGCATTGAGTTCTCTATATTTAACTCATAAGAAAATTTAAAATAAGAAAATCTATATGGATTACTCTTAATAGATTCTTTTCTAAAAGCAAGATCCTCTCATGAACTTGATGCCCTAACATATTTTTCTATTCTTAAACCAACAAACAACAGCAGTGTCATGGCTTTGCTTCAATCTCATTCACCTTCTTTTGCAAAGAATAAGAGTATGAAGCGCTAATTTTGCTATCCAACTAAAGCTATGGTGTTGCTGGGAGAAGAGAAGACACAAATTGAAAACCAATAGGAAGAGTAAAGGACTGTTTTCTTCTTCTCCAGAAAGGAGGTTAATTTTTGTTTTTTATTTTATTTGTACTGGTGATAGTGATTTATTTATTTTTTATTTTTGAATAAGGAGGTAATCAGATGACGCCAGAAGAGACAAGAAACTATCTTAAAAGCTATAGGAATATGCGCAATCGAGTGGAGTACATCAATAACAAGATGATTAATGTTAAATCAATCAGATATGATGATAGTCCGAGCGGTTCATATTCAGAACCTAAGACTCAGAACGATTACATCATGATGAAGGATAAGTATATTGCTCAGATGTCTCTTATTCGTGAGGATATTGAGAAACTAGACAACATGAATCATCGTGATGCATTGTTTTATAAGTATGTTGAACTAATGAGTGATTATGATATAGCCGACTTGATGCAGTATTCAGTAGGAACGGTAAGACACTTCCTTTGTTCTGGTATCATCGAATTATCTGAAGTTATAAATGATAAAAATATAACAGAAAGTATAGAAAAGTCATGAAATCAAAACGCATTAGTAATATAAAGGTGCTAACATATAACATGTGGAAATAGTTTGATAGGGAACTATGATTTCAAGGCGCTTGTATAAGTGCCTTTTTATTTTTCCGGGAAGGAGAATAACAGATGAATGACATCAAGGTAACGCAGAAGCCTATTGCTGATCTAATTCCTTATAGTCGCAATCCTAGAAAGAATGATGAAGCCGTTCCCATGGTAATGAACAGCATCAAGGAGTTTGGCTTTAAAGTTCCTATAGTGATTGATAAGAATAATATCATCGTATGCGGTCATACAAGGTTTAAAGCAGCGCTAAAGCTAGGACTTGAGACAGTTCCATGCATAGTAGCTGATGACCTTTCAGACGAGCAGATTAAGGCTTTTAGACTAGCAGATAACAAGGTATCAGAGAAAGCTGAATGGGATTTTGAAATCCTAAGCGAAGAACTTGATGACATTATCAATATAGACATGGATTCATTTGGGTTTGAGTCAATTGAATTTGAAGAACCTGAGGAAGACGATTCTGAAAAGGTTAATGAAAGAGAAAGAACAGGAAACGCATATAACCTTGATGAATATGATGAACTTAGAGCAATAGGATTCTATCAAATGCCTACACTTGAAAGAATTGACTATGTTCCTGATGATCTTGTTGGTTTCAATTATGTATTGAATTCTGATAGATATGAATCAGGTGTTCATTTTTATATTGATGACTATCAATTTGAAAGAATTTGGGCATCTCCTCAGATGTATGTTGATAAGCTGGCACAGTTTGACTGTATTCTTACTCCTGACTTTTCTCTTTACATGGATATGCCTATGGCCATGAAAATATGGAATGTATACAGAAGCCGTTTAATTGGTCAGATCTATCAGGATAGAGGGCTTAGAGTGATTCCCACTGTATCGTGGGCTGAACCAGAAACATTTACTTTTTGTTTTGACGGTATTCCTTCTAACAGTACAATTTCAGTTTCTACTATTGGAGTTAAGCGCAGCAAGGAAGCCACAAAGATATGGACACAGGGCATGGATGAAGCCATGAAGAGGCTAAAGCCTAAGAATGTGCTTGTCTATGGTGGCGACATTGGCTATGACTTCAAGGGTGCTAATGTGAAATACTATGATAATCATGTGACAGAAAAAATGAAAAATTTAAAAAATATATAAATCGTATATCGAAAGGAGCATAATATATATGGGTGGTAGAGGTGCATCAAGTGGAATAAGAAGAGGCAAAGCGAGCAATGCTAAATACAATGGCTTTAGCATTACTGATGAAAAAGGGAACACAAATCATTATATAGTTATTGGCGGAAAAATCTCGATGGCAACACCAAAAAATGCGCGTGGGGCTTTGGTACGCTATTTTGATAGTAACCATCCTTTTCAAAAAGCTTACGATAAGTACGGGAATGTTGATGCGATTATCAAACGTGTTAATAAGGTCGGAAAGGGCAAGGCTTCAATTTTATCTGATAAGGCAGTAGAAAAAATGAACGCTGATTATGCTAAAGAGTTAGCAAATAGAAAAACAGATTATACTGTCAGAAGTTCAAAAAAAGGCGTTAATAGACACAGTTCATACTGGTCAGCAATGTAATGTTAAAGGCACTCAAAAGGTTTAAATTGACATTGGCATACTGAGGCATACTATCTTAAACGCAGAGATATCAAATATAAATTCAATAAAGTACTAGAAAAAAATAAAAGGAAGTATAAAAAATGGGTGGAAGAGGTGCATCAAGTGGAATAAGCAAAAAGAGAAATGTATACGGCTCACAATTTCACGCTGTAAAAGATTCTAATGGTAAAGCACTTGTAAGTGGGAATGTTAAATTTATTCAATCGAATTCAAGAGATTCCGAAAGTCTTATGGAAACAATGACAAAAGGAAGGGTATATGCGCTTACTGGTGGAGATGATTTGATAAAAATTGTCTATTTCGACAAAGAAAACAAGCATGTCAAAGAAATAAATTTTGGGCATAAACATGCAGGCTTAGACCCCCATGTACATCACGGATATTTTCATAATGAGAATGATGGCAAAAAAGGCGCTACTAGATTAACCAAGGAAGAAAAGAAAATGGTTGAAAGCGTTGAAAAAGTATGGCATGATTATCTTAGCAGAAGATAGTTTAGGCTGGCAGAACAGGTTGATAGACAAGGCATCGGTTCAATTCCGGTTGACTGCTAAGAATTTAGGAGCTCTTAAGGGCTCCTTTTTTATGTTATTGAAAATGGTGAATTGACAATAAATTTAGCTAATAAAAAAATCAATAAATAAAAAGGCAGGTGATAGCAATGGCAAAAAGTGAGTTCGCAAACATGACACCAGAAGAAAGAAGAGAGAACGGCCGTAAAGGCGGACTTGCATCTGTCAAGGCAAGAAGAGAAAAGAAGGCAATGAAAGACAATCTTGCATCGCTTCTTTCCATGTCTCTCAAATCAGGCAAGATAGCAGATGTAGACACAATCAAGAACTTTGCTGCATTGAATGGCAAGAATGTGACTGTACAGGATGCAATACTCATTAAACAGGTTCAGAAGGCAATGAAGGGCGACACTAGGGCAGCAGAATTCATTAGAGACTTGAGTGGTAATAAGCCTGGCAGTAGTCTTGACATCAAGTCAAATGGACAGATAGTAATTATAGATGACATCGAATAAAGCAAAGCTTTCTGACATTATAGGCCCAGCGTTCTATGATCTTCATAAATATGTTAAGACCAATGCATATACACATTACTGGCTCAAGGGTGGACGTGGTTCCTTAAAATCTTCTTTCATTGGTACAGAAATTCCTTTAGGGATTATGAGAGATGCGAAGCGTGGCGTAATGAGTAATGCCGTTGTTATCAGACGTGTAAAGGACACTTTAAGGGGTTCAGTCTATGAACAGATAAAGTGGGGCATATTCATGCTGAAGGCTGAAGAAGATTGGGACATACCTGAATCTAAGCTGCAGATGACATACAGGCCGACAGGACAACAGATAATATTCAAAGGTGCTGACAATCCTAAGAAGTTGAAATCTATCAAGGTGTTTGTCGGTTATGTTAAATATGTCTGGTACGAAGAATGTGACGAATTCGAAACATACGATAAGATAACCAATATCAATCAGTCACTTCTTCGTGGTGGGCATGAGTATTGTGTCTTTTACTCTTTTAACCCTCCCGAATCACAAAGAAATTGGTGCAATAGGCAAGTTCTAGTAAAAAGGGATGATACATATGTCTCTCATACAACTTACTTACAGGCGCCACCTCAGTGGCTTGGGGAGCAGTTCTTAATAGAAGCCGACCACATGAAGGAGACAAAGCCTGATAAGTATAAGCATGACTATTTGGGAGAGGTAACTGGAACAGGTAGCGAGGTTTTCACAAACCTAGATATACGTGAGATAACCGACGAGGAAATACAGGTATTCGATAGATTAAAAAACGGATTGGACTTTGGCTATGCTGGTGACCCATTAGCATACGTCAAAGCAAACTATGACAAGACGCGCAGGCGTCTTTTTATTTTTGGTGAAGTATATGGAACTAGACTATCAAATGCCAAGGCTGTGAAACTCATAAAAGAGATCAACCCACTCAATAAGCTAGTCACTGCTGATTCAGCTGAACCAAGAACTATTAATGAATTCAAGTTATTAGGTCTCAATATCATCGGTGCAAAGAAAGGCGCTGACAGTGTGGACAATGGAATAAAGTTCCTTCAGGACTTAGACAAGATAATTATAGATCCTGTTAGATGCCCCAATGCTGCACGTGAATTCAATGACTATGAAATTGAAATGGATAGAGACGGCAACCTTAGAGGGGAGTTCCCCGACAGAAACAACCACACTATAGATGCGGTTAGATATGCTATAGAAAATGAAATCCTTATGAAGAAGGCAAGAGCAGGAAAGAGGAGATTTTAAAAGATGTATTATACTTTCACGATTCCACGAGAAAAATTCGACGAGACAAACATAGACAGAAGCATGATCCTTCGTCTCATTAGCAAGCATTATAGTATTCGTGCTCCTGAGATATTGAAGAATGTCGGCTATTACTTTGGTAAGCATGCCATCATGAACAGGGAAAAGAAGTTCAAGAACCAGCCGAACAATAAGATCATGGTAAACCATGCTAAAGATATATCAGATACAGCAACGGGCTATTTTCTTTCAAACCCTATCACATTCAAGAAGAATACAGAAGACGGCAATATTGACAAGCTGACAGGTGCTTTTGTTGATGCAGAAACAGATGATACAGATTCATGCAATGCTATCAATATGTCACGTGCTGGTGTCGCTTATGAGTATGTTTACTTATGTGAGCATGAAAGCAAGCTGATGACCAAGACACTTGACCCATTGTCAACATTCAAGGTTTTCGATGCTTCAATTGAACAGCATGAACTATTCAGCGTTTATTATTCGATTGAAAAAGATGATTCTACTGACAGGTTCAATATCATCGCAACAGTAACAACTGAGAACTATGTCACAAGAATCGGAATCACTTGCAATGAGGAATTCGAAAAAGGCGAGTTTTCAGAACTTGGTGAGCCTTATCCACATTTCTTAGGTGAGGACCCTATCATTGAGTATAGAAACAACATGGACTGCATTGGAGACTATGAACAGCAGATTTCTCTAATTGACGCATACAATACATTATGCTCTGACAGAATCAACGATAAGGAGCAGTTCATTGATGCAGTACTTGTTGTCTATGGCGCTCTTTTAGGTGATGACGATGAAGAAGCAACAAAAGCGCTCCAGGCTATCCGTAAGAATGGTGTTATGGAACTTCCTAGTGATGCACGCTCTGAATATCTGACTAGAACATTTGACGAGAATGCGGTGGAAACACTCAAGCGTTCAATAAAGGAAGATATCTATTCACTTTCTCATGTTCCTAATCTGACAGATGAAAACTTTGCTGGCAACAGTTCAGGCATTGCCATTCAATATAAGCTTCTAGCACTTGAGACTCTCACCAAGACAAAAGAGAGATATTACAAGAAAGGACTTAAAAAGCGTATAAGAATGTTCTGTACTTACCTCAATCTAAAGGCAATTGCTGCTGATCAGTCAATGATTGAGCCTGTATTTACAAGAGGACTCCCACAGAACCGTCTTGAATTATCACAGATTATTGCGAATCTTAAAGGTGTTGTTTCAACTAAGACACTTCTTGCACTTCTTGACTTTGTTTCAAACGTTGATGATGAAATGAAAGAAGTCAAGAAAGAACAGCAGGAAGCACTTGAAACACAGAAGCAGTTATTTGATACCGAAAATCAGAATACTCCTCCAGAAGATAAAGAAGAAACAGAGGAGCATGAGAATGATGATAATGATGATGATAAAGACAAGGAATAATAGTGCTCTGTTATGACTAACATCAAAAACATAAAGTACTGGGAGATGCGAGAAGCAAGGAACATGTACAAGGATATGCAGTTGGCTGAGGACTGCGCCAAAGAGTTGAGCGTAATCTATAGCAAGGCTGCAATCTACACTACCAAACAGATTGAGGGGATATTCAATAGATTCGCTTCAAAACATCATCTGACAAGAGACGAGGCTATTAATCTTCTTTCAGAGGCTGACAGCAGAAATTTCGAAAAACTGCTTGAAGCATACAAGAATAAGACAGGCGCCCAAAAAAGAGAGGTACTAGCAGAATTGGAAGCCCCAGCATACAAGAACCGTATGAAGAGGCTTGATGATATTAACAAGTCAATTAATAAGCTGATTAATGCCATTGAATCCAAGGAAAGAGATGCAATAGACAAGACAATGCGAAAGGTCTATGAAAGCAGTTATCACCATGCAGTATATGAAGCTGCAAGAATGAGCGGTCTAGATCTTCAGACAGGTCCTATTGATGAAGGCGCTCTTGAAACCATTCTGAAAAAGAAATGGTCAGGTCAGAACTATTCCGAAAGAGTATGGAACAATACTCAGAAGGTGGCCGATGCACTAAAAGAGGAGATCATGATAGGAGCACTTACAGGAAAGACAGAGAAGGAAATGACCGACTCAATCAACGAACAGTTCCTATCAGGTAGAAATAAAGCTAGAAGACTTGTAAGAACCGAATCATCATACATTCACAATGAGGCGCACTTCCAGGCTTACAAGGATTACGGCATAGAGGAGTATAGATTTGTTGCAACACTAGACCTTAGAACGTCCCAAATTTGCCGTGAGAGGGACGGAAGTGTATACAGTGTTAATGATAAGAAGATAGGTGTAAACGCCCCTCCAATGCACCCATGGTGTCGTTCTACAACTATTATGAATCTTGATGATGAAACTATGCATAATCTAGAAAGATTTGCAAGGGACCCTGTTACAGGTGAAAGGATGAAAGTTCCAGCGGATGAGACTTATAAAGAGTGGTATCAGAGAATGGTTGAAAAGCATGGTGCAGATGCAATTAACACTGCTGAGAAATTAGTTGAGAATCGTTCTAGTGACAGGAAACAGCAAATAAAATACCTCGATTTGTTGGGTAAGCAAAATATACCTTTATCACTATCAGAATTTCAAAATTTGAAGTATAATGATAAAGAGAATTGGTTACTATTACAAAAATACAAGAGATCGCGTAGCTCAGGAAAATTATCAGCATTTTCAACATTTGAAGACTATAAGAAGTATCGTAAAATCATACAAGATGAAATTGTTGGGCGTACAACTAAGGATGGAGTTGTAATAAAATCGCAAAGTGACCATTTTATCGAAAGAGTATTAGGGACAACTGAAAAAGAAGGCCCTCAAAAGAATAAGAAACGTGAAGGTGTTGAAATAGAGGATGTTATTTCTGCACTAACTGACCCAGAAAAAATAACCGAAAAAGAAAATGGTAAACGTATAAGCAGAAAGTATATAGGTGAAAACGTAGAAGTTACACTTAACCCTGATACTGGAAATTTAATTCAAACAAACCCTAAGAAAAGAGAGTGAATTGTGATGTACAAATTATTGGATGAAGATGTGAAATTATTGAAAAAGTTGCTTCTTATGAAAGATTGGAACCCGGAAGACGGTTATTCAAAAGAATGTGTTATTGAATATGTTAATGCGAATAGAGAACTAAATAATGAAGAGATTAATCAGATTCGTAATTACGTATTAGACAAGAATCTTGAATATGGATTTGATGATAATGAAGAACCTAATGAACTAGGGTATGCAACTGAAGAATTAGGCGATAGACTGTTTTATGCTATGGATGATTAGTTAAATCCTTTAGTTGATAAAAAGACAACGTGAAAGGACTTGGAATATATGGCAAGGGATGATTATCATGTAATTGTTTATCAGATTCTATCCTACCTGTATATGCAGCTCAAGCAAGGCAAGGATATTGATGCATCACTCATAAGACACGACAGTAAATATCTTCAGATCAACAGAAAGTACTGGACTTATGTCATTGTGAATCTGCTGAATGAGGGATATATCAGTGGGATAGTAATTGACCAGGATATAGATGAAAACATAGAAATATACAACCTTGATAAATGTGAGATTACACCAAAAGGAATAGAATACCTTACTGATAATTCAACTATTGAAAAAGCCAAGCGATTTATGAAAGACTTGAAAGACATATTACCGTTCGTATAAGCCGACTATTTTTTAGTCGGTTTTTATTTTGCTCAATTTCAAGAAAGGAGAACCATATGGCTGAAGGATTGAAACCACATCATCATCAGTACTTTGAGTATGACTGTAAAAGTCATTTTGACAGCCGTAGGCACGTCATTGTTAAGAAGGTGACATATATGTGCATGATATGCGGAAAACTCTCACACGAGACATATGAAGAGTACTGTCCGCCTCCCAAGGAAAGAAAACCTAAAGCATTGATGAAATACAGAAGCAGACAGAAGAGCGGCTGATGTTCTTCTTTTTTTCTGTTTGTCCATAACGTGCATATGACATTAAAAGGTGCATGGATATAACAGTCATACGGACTATAAACGGAGGAATTAAGTTATGGAATATATTAAGAATATGATGCCTTTGAACCTTCAGCTTTTTGCGGAAGAAGGGGAAGAGGGGGAAGAAGATAAAGGCGATGAAGGGAATCCCGATAATGCGCAGTCAGGTGAACCTGAAGATGGTAAAGCCAAAGTAACAACCCTCACAGAAGACGATGTGGACAGAATCGTCCAGAAGAGACTTGCCCGTGCAAGAAAGAAGTGGGATAAGGATCATACGGAAGCCGAAAGGCTTCAAAAGATGACAGATGATGAAAAGAAGCAGTATGAGGAAGACAAGAGAAAAGAAGAACTTGACAATAGAGAAGCAGCAATTACTCGTAGAGAACTGACTGCAGTTGCCAAGGAACAGCTTAATGCTGCAGGAGTTCCAGCAGGCATGGCTGACTTCATTGACTACACTGATGCTGATTCCGTAAATGAATCTGTCAAAAGACTCTCTAAAGCATTCAAGGGAGCGGTTCAGCAGTCTGTTGATGACCGATTAAAAGGGAAAGCACCTTTAGACAAGGCAAAAAACAATGTATTGACTGCTGAAGAAGAGAATGCAAGAAAAGCATTCGCGAATGCACTTAAATTTTAGAAAAGAGGTATAGAACATGGCAATTAACACATTACAGTATTCAACTATTTTTCAGACTGAACTAGATAAACAGATGGAGCATCTCACCCTTACATCATGGATGGATGCCAATGCCGGACAGATTAAGTATGACGGTGGTGCAGAGGTAAAAATCCCTAAGATGTCATTAGTGGGCTTAGGAGACTATAAGAGAGACGAAGGATATAAACAGGGTGCTGTTACTCTTGAATATGAAACATTCAAAATGACACAGGACCGTGGAAGAAAGTTCCTTCTTGATGCAATGGATGTAAATGAAACTAACTTTGTGGCATCTGCTGGCACTGTCATGGGAGAATTCCAGCGTTTACATGTTGCTCCTGAAGTAGATGCTTACCGTATTTCTAAGGTTGTTTCTGATGTTACAGAAAAGAAATCAGCCAACATCCTAACAACTGCATTGACTGAACAGAATATTCTTTCTGAATTAGAAAAGGCAGCGGATACTATCCGTGATAAAGGATACCAGGGTGATATCATCTGTCATATTACATATGATACTTTAAGATTATTAAAGGAAAAGATGGTAAACAGCAATCTTACATCAGGTAAATTAACTATTGGAAATATCACATTAGACATCTATAAGCTTGATGAAATCACATTCATTCCTACACCAAAGAACAGAATGTATTCAGCTATCACGGTTGATGCTGGAACAACAAAAGACAAAGGTGGATATACAAAAGGTGATACTGCTAAGGATGTAAACTTCTTAATGGCGCCAATCAATAGTGTTATTGGTGTTACTAAACAGGACAAGACAAGAGTATTTGACCCTGATACTAATCAGGATGCAAATGCTTGGCAGATTGACTATAGAAGATATCATGACTGCTGGGAAAAGGACAACATGCTTGACCTAATCATTGCTAACGTCTCAGCTGGTGCATAATGATCATTGTAAAAAGAATCAACGTTGAAAGGGCCATCCATGAGGATGACCTTCAGCGTTATACAAAACAGGGATATCGTGTCATTGAAGACAAGAAGAATGATGAAGATACTCCTGTAGAAAACAATGAAGTGACGGACCTCAACGATATGACTGTTGACCAGTTAAAGACTATTGCAAAGGAAAAGGGCGTTAGCGGATATTCTAGTCTTGTTAAAAAGGAATTGGTCGCAGTTCTCACTAAGATGCAGGAGGAGTAATCTATGGATCTAGTTGAGATTGTTGCTGAAAGAGCAGGAATGAGTCAGGAACGTGCAAAATTCTATATTGAATTGGCAAAACAGCGTGCTCTTGCACATACGAACCGCACTGTATACATCACTGCAATGGATTTCTGTGTGGCTGATCTAGCATGTGCCATGTACTTCAGAGAGGGCATGGTTGGAGAATCATCACATTCAGAAGGTGGCATCACATCAACTTTTCAGTCTTCCACTTATGAAGATATTCTCTCAACTCTCAACAACTTGAGACTGATTCGTGCAGGAGGAATCGTTCACGAAAAGAAGCCGGAGGGGAACCAATGAGACTTTCAGCGCTTGAGAACTATCCTGTATATGAGCCTGTCATCGAAAAAGATGGTGAAGGTGTCACCACTGAAAAGTGGATCAAGAGAAAATCAATGCTTCTTGAGATATGGCCTGCATCCGGTAAGTTACAGGCTGAAATGTATGGGGAGAGACTGAACTACATTCTTAATATGATTCTTCCTAAGAATAAGGATGATGATTTCAGACCCACTGAAAAGTGGGGTGTGAATGTCTATAATCAGTCAATCGATGAACCGGATTATAGGATCATCAGCATGAAGGAATATAACAGACACTATCTCTATGAACTGGAGAAGATTATTAAATGAGCCTCAATGGTGCTAATGAATTATTTAGAAAGCTTCGTGCTATAGATGCCGTTCTTGAGAATCCAGAACAGGTTCTTGGAAAGGCTGCGGAAACAATCAGAAGTGGTTGCGTTCTTGAATGTCCTGTAAATAATGGTGAATTAAGAAATTCCATTAAGACAAGAGTTGAAGGCGACAAGGGATATGTTTATACAAATAAGGCATATGCTCAATATGTTGAATTCGGAACAGGTCGAAAAGGTGCAGCAGATCATGCTGGAATATCTCCATATGTACATCCTTCTTATACTATGGAACCTTGGTGGATTCCTGAAGAGAAGCTATCAGAAGAAGCAATAAATAACTATCATTGGGTAGTTATCGAGGTTGATGGAAAGAGATATTACAGGTCGGATGGACAGCCTGCACAGCCATTCATGTACCAGGGAGCAAAGAAGACTGAAAAGAAAGCAGTGAAGGATGCTGGTATTGTAATCAGCCAGTTAATTAAAAAGGATTAAAAGCATATGAACAACATTAAAGATAAAGTATATAAGGCTCTTACAGATGAAGGCCTTGAAGTCACTGATATCTATCCTAAGGACTGGGCTAAGCTTCCAGCCGTTCAGTATGTTGAGGAAGATAACAGCGTGGCAGAATGGACGGATGACAAGGAGCAGACATCACATGTCCTTTACAGAATCGAAATCTGGGATACTAAGAGTACATCAGGTACAGCCTTGAAAGTTGATAAGGCATTATCAGCAATGGGGCTAAAGAGAGTATCATGCAGAGATATTGATGATGCATCAGGACTTAGACACAAGAAAATGAGTTATGAAGCATTTTATGATAGTGATTACATCTATCACGGTATGTAACTGATAAGGAGGAATTATATAATGCTAGCAAATGGCGCTAAATTATCTTATGACAAGACAAACAAGGGAACTACTTTCACTGACCTTCCAGGGTTGAAGAAGATTCCTGACATGGGTATTGAAAAAGAAAAAGTTGAAAACTCTTCACTTGATGATACAGTTAAGGTCTATGAGTTTGGTATCGGAGACCCTGGAGACCTTGAATATACATTCAAGTATGACAACAGCAAAGCAACATCTTCATACAGATTAATGAGGGAACTAGAAAAAACAGGGGCTACCGCAATGTTCAAGGAAACATTGAAGGACGGCACTACAACTACATTCTCAGGACAGGTCACTGTTAAAAGAGCGGGCGGTGGTGTCAATGATGCTATTGAATTTACTGTTGCAATCGCATTACAGTCTGAACTCACTATTACTGATCCATCAGAAGCAGCAGCATAGAAAGGAAGATATAGATAAATGGTAGAAAAAGCAAAAAGAAAACCGTTCATTATTTGGAAAATCGGTGAAGAAGAATACAAATTAAAACTGACAACAGGAGAAATCTCTAGACTAGAACAGATGTATGGTGGAAGTCTTATCAACCTTCTTAATACAGAAACAGGCATGACACCATTATGCACTATGCTGGACATCACACATGGTGGTCTTCAGAAATTCAACAGCAACATCGACAGAAGCGATGTGAATGATATGTTTGATAGATACATCGATGAAGGTGGCTCACAGACAGAGTTCCTTAGTGATGTTCTTATTCCATTGTTCCAGGTATCGGGTTTTTTCTCTGGGGCTCTCGAAACGAAAATGGAAAAGGAAATGGCGGAAGCCAAGAAGAATCTCTAGAAGATATCCTGATTACAGATTACATATACAAGGCGGTCTATGATCCAGCGCTTGATGCTGGAGTAGACCCCTTTTCATTTTGGAATTATTCGTTAGATGAGCTATACGATATTATTTCAGCGCATGAAAGAAAGAAAAAAGAAATGGTGCGACAGGAAGCGATATCTCTTCAGATACAGGCCCTTCAGATAAGGGATTGTATTTCTGCTGTCCTTAACGGCAAGGATGATTCATTCACTCCTGCACAATTGTGGGACTTCTATCCTTCACTTTTTGAAGAGGATAGGAAAGAATTTGAAAAAGAGAAGGAAAGAAAAGAGGTCGCAAGCGCTAGATCTTCTCGTATTGTCTTCAGTAGAAGACATAATGAAGCACTAAGAAAAAGAAAGGCGGTGATGCAGAATGACGGTAGAGGAACTGCAGATAGTAATATCTGCACAGACGAAATCAGCGAAATCAGAACTGAACAGCGTGAAGAATGAAGTCACCGGCCTAAAGAATCATGTTGATAAGGTCACAGGATCAATTGGCAATTCATTCAAGAGTATCCGCAATATTGTGGCGGGTCTTGGTATTGCTTCTCTGATTAAATCAACAATATTAGGTAATGTTGATGCTGCAATCAAGAGAGTTGATACTCTTAGCAATTATAGCCGTGTGATGTCGAATCTAGGCGTTGGAAGCGTTCAAGCGAATGCATCTGTACAGAAACTAAGCAATAAGCTTATTGGGCTCCCAACAACCCTAGACGATGCATCAGGCGCAGTACAGAGATTTACATCAGTGAACAGTAACATCTCTAGATCAACAGATATGTTCCTTGCACTAAATAACGCTATTCTAGCCGGCGGTGCAAGCTCTGAGATACAGAAATCAGCCCTAGAACAGTTGTCACAGTCATATGCTAAGGGTAAACCTGATATGTTTGAATGGCGTTCAGCGATGACTGCAATGCCTGCACAGATGAAACAGGTGGCTGAGGCCATGGGTTTTGTCAATGCTTCAGCATTAGGCGAGGCATTAAGAAACGGAACTGTATCTATGGATCAGTTCATGAATACTCTTATGCAGTTAAACACTCAGGGCATTAACGGCTATCAGTCATTTGAGGAACAGGCAAGAAATGCGACAGGTGGAATTTCTACATCAATCGCTAATATGAGAACAGCTATTGTTAGATGTATGTCCGAAGTAATGAATACAATCGGGCAGTCTAATATTGCTGGATTCTTTACTAATATTGCAAAGGCAATTAACTCATGCGTCCCATATGTTGTTGCATTCACTAAAGTTGTTATGGTCGCCGTTGGGTATCTGACGGCACTGTTTGGTGGCAAGTCAAAGAAGTTGAGTTCTTCTTTTGGTGGAGTGTCAAACAATGCTAAGAAGGCAGCAGGAAACACAGGGGCTCTTGCAAAGAATATGAACGATGCTTCCAATAGTTCGCAGAAGCTTTCTAAAGGCGCAGGTGGAACAGGAAGCGGATTAAAAAAGGCAGCAGGTAATGCTTCTAAACTCAAGAAGGAATTGAAAGGAGCTCTTGCTGGATTCGATGCAATCAATAACATCAATTCAAGCAATGGTTCAAGTGATCCGTCTTCAGGTGGCTCAGGTGGTTCGGGCGGTGCTGGTGGTTCCGGTGGTGATATCGGCGGATTCAGCATGGATGACAGTGGTGCAGAAGAACAGAAAGGGCTTCTTGAAGAAGTAGACAAGCAGTTAGAAGAAATCAAGAAGAAGGTTGCGGAATTCTTCCAGCCATTAAAGCAGTCATGGGATAAGTTTGGTGCGCCGATGATTGCAGCTGCAGTATATGCATTTAATGGTGTCAAGAATCTTCTTATGGAAATCGGCAAGTCAATGTATACAGTGTGGGAAAACGGCACGGGCGCAAAGACTGTTGAACTGATATTGAAGATATTCACTAACATCTTCAAGATAATTGGCAATATCTCTCAAGGATTGGCCGATGCATGGAACACTGCAGGCCTAGGTGATTCAATCATCCAGCATTTATGGAATATGTTTAACTCTATATTGAAGATCATCAATGAGATTCTGAAAATTGTGAGAGATATAACTAAAGCGATTGACTGGACTGTAGTACTAGGTGCAGTGAATGTGGTTCTTAGTATCATTGATGGGCTATTCTCTTTCATAGCAGATAATGTAGGTCTTATTCTTGGCATTCTTTCCGCTATTGCTGGATTATCATTGTTTTCTACTCTTGCCGGAATTCTTGGCACTGTTATCACACAGATACAGCTTGCAGTGGGAGTATTTTCAGGTTGGGCATCACTTGCAACTGCATTGAGCGGTGCATTTGGAATTCTTCCACAGATTTTTGCATCTATTGTAATGGCAGTGAACCCTGTAAATGTCATCATAGGGGCAGTCATTGCTACAGTGGTAGACTTATGGCAGAAGAGTAAGAGCTTCAGAGATGACATAGTAAGCATTCTAGGAAATATCGCCACTATTGTTCAGAAGGTATTTCTAAATATTGTTGCACCTATCATTGATACAGTTGGTAAAATCATCATGGATTTTGTGGACAATGTTCTCAAGCCGTTGTGGAACGCATGGGAGAATGTATTCCAGAGCATAATGGGGTTATTAAGTGATTTTCTTAAGTTTGCTACGCCTATATTCAGTACGATTCTTGATATTCTAGGACCTGTATTCGAATTGGCCTTAACACTATTGAGAGGTACATTCGATATGGTATTTGCTGCAATTAGAGGAATTATTGAACGCGCAGACAAAACAATCTGCGAAAGAGTCAACAATATCAGAGAATTCTTCCGTAATCTAGGTGAATGGATGGAAGGAACTTTCGGTTTCAGATGGAAGAATGTGTTTGAAACGGTTAAGAATGCCGTCAAGGCGTTCAGAGACTACGTGGGCCCTATCATTAATTCATTGGAAGTTGTTTTCTTGGGTCTTACTAGCTTTATCAGTGGTGTATTCTCAGGCAACTGGAGAAGAGCATGGTTTGGTGTTAGACAGATATTTGAAAGTATTGTTTCTGGATTAAGCCACATCTTCAAGGCTCCATTGAATTTCATGATTGATGGAATCAATAAATTCTTAAGCGGTATCGGCAAGATAAAGATTCCTGACTGGGTTCCTGGAGTCGGTGGAAAAGGATTCTCAATTCCTAGGATTCCTAGACTCGCAAAAGGTGGTATCGTAAGTGCATCCACTATTGCCAATATTGGTGAAGCAGGAACAGAAGCAGTAATACCATTACAGAGAAACACACAGGGACTTGATATGATTGCTGAAAAGATTTCAGAAAGATTATCACTTCCTCAGAATGACGGCACAGGCGCTACCTATGTCATTAAATTAGTACTTGATGACGGTAGAGTAATCACAAAGATGGTGATTGACAATATCAAGGATTATGAAGCACGCACAGGCAAGCCTGTATTTGACTATTAGGGGGTGGAATAAATGGCAGATGAAGCGAAAATCAAGATAAACGGAACACTTATTCCGACTCCTTCAGAGATTAGCGTAGAAATCAATGATCTAGATTCGGATAGTGTCAGACCTGTCTCAACAGGCATCTTAAGAAGAAATAGAATACGTTCTAACATGCTTAAGATTACATGTACATATAAGTTGAATACATTTACAGATGTAATGAATATTTTGAAGGTACTCACTCCGGCAGAGTTCACGGCAGAACTCTACATTCCTGATCATGGTATCAGAGGAACCAAGAAGATGTATGCTTCAAATAAGAAGTACAATTATAAGAGAGTGCAGTCTGGTCTAAAGGCAGATTCATTCTCTTTCTCTCTGATTGAGGTGTGATCATATGCTTATAAAATATGGAGAAACAAATGTAACGGACAGACTTCTTGATTATAAGATGTCTGTCTCTTTTGCTGACTGCCGTATGATAGGCAACGTGCCATCAATTGAACTGACAATGAAGTTCGATAACTATGACGGCATTCTTGACAATATCGACATCAGCAAGTACTGGGAAGTCAAGGAGAATGATGCATCTGATACAAGATATTTCAAGGTGTATGATCAGCCGGAGAAGTACACCAAGGAACTCACTCTCAAGATGTATGACAACAACTATTCTCTTGACAAGGCATACGATACTAAACTGTCTTATCCTGTCACTATAAAAGACCAGCTAGACGAGATTGAAAGTCTGACTGGTCTTTCTATTATTCGTGAAGGAATACCGCAGTACGTTCTTGATAAGAGCGTATCATGGTATGATAACACGATTGTGATAAGAAACTATCTTGGGTGGATTGCTGAACTGTTTGGGGCTAATGTCTATGCAAAGGGAATTGATTCTATTAGATTTGTTCCAATTGAAAAGACTGCCTTTGCTGCTACACAGGATTTAACAGATTATGAGAAGAATGAGGTGTATACACTCACAAGAGTATATGCTGAAAATGGTCTCAATCCTCTTTCTAAAGGCGACGAAACAGGAAATACGCTATTTATTGATTCAGCAAATCTATATGCAGATGAACAGAGCATTATAGACAGCATCTATGACAGACTTAAAGGATTGACTTTCAACCAGGTGAAGAATGTCACAATGATATCGGTTGATAACCTTCTTCCTGGTGCTCTTGTTAATTATAACAGCAATGAATTCACTTTCTTTGTATCGGATCTAACTGTCAATTACAAAGGTGGACAGTTCTCTATGTCTACGGTTGACGGCAGTGTGACAACAAAGAATGAAGAAAAGACAGTGAATCGTGTATCTAATACAACACGAATCAGAAAGCTACAGGTTAAACAGGACCAGGAATCATTGAAACTAGATATAATCGCAAAGGAACAGGAAGGCATCAATGACAAGATGGCGCAATTAAGCCTGTCCAATGAGAAGATATCGCTAAGGGTATCAGAAGTTGAAGAAAAGGCTGGAGAAGCAATAAAACAGGCACAGGGTTCAGTTAAGAAGTTTGTTTGCGAGTATGCTAGTTCAACAGATGGAGTTACACCTCCCGAAACAGGGTGGTCAGAGACTGCACCGAAATGGCGTCCTGGATTCTATATATGGCAGAGAACAGCCACAACGATCAACAATACTGTCACATACAGTACACCAGTCTGTATAACAGGTGCAAAAGGCGAGGATTCTATATTATTGTGTATAGAATCATCAAACGGCACGACATTCAAGAACAGTGATGTGGCAACTATATTCACAGTGAATATCTATGTGGGCGGAGTTGTGATTGATAACTCTTCAAAATTGAGAGAAACATTTGGAGATAATGCATATCTGCAGTGGCTCATTAAAAGGCACGGAGAGACAGAATTCAGCAAGATCCCGTTAGATGATTCAAGACTCAATGATAACGGGTTCATGTTTACTATTTCAGCAAAGGACATTAAATTCAAGGCAGTATTCAACTGCGAATTAAACATTTAGGAGGAAAATTATGGCAATTAAAGCGGTCAATCAGATTGACGTTATCGACTTAACCGATGGTTATTCCGTCGTATTAACTAATGACAACTATACATTCTTAGGTACTACTACTTCTGTAAACGGTACACAGACAACTACTACACAGGTAATGGCATTATGTGGTAGTGAACAGGTTCCGTGTACTGTAGGATCTATCACATGTCCTACAGGAATTTCAGCAGTGTCTGACGGTAAGTCACCAATGCCAACAATCACAGTTACTGCAACATCTGCATTAACTAAGAGTGGTACTGTCACTATTCCTATTGTTGTGAATGGTGATATCACAATCAACAAGACATTCAGTTACTCAATCGCATTCAAGGGTCAGACAGGTCAGAATGGTACAAGTGTTACCGTAAGTTCTACTTCTGTAACTTACCAGGTCGGTGCAAGTGGAACTACTAAGCCAACAGGTGAATGGAGCACTACTGTTCCAAATGTACCTAATGGTCAGTTCCTTTGGACTAAGACAGTAGTTAGGTATTCTGATGGCAAATCAACAGAAGCCTACTCAGTCTCTTACAAGGGTACAGACGGCTCAAATGGTTCAAACGGTACAAGCGTTACTGTAAGTTCAACATCTGTAACATACCAGGCAGGCACAAGCGGCACTACTCCTCCAACAGGAACTTGGAGTACTACAGTGCCTAGCGTGGCAAATGGTCAGTACTTATGGACAAAGACTGTTGTAAACTATTCGGATGGTAAGCATACTGAATCATATTCTGTATCTTACAAAGGTACAAACGGAATCAACGGAACAAATGGCAAGGATGCTATTACCATGGCTATCACATCAAGCGGTGGAACAATCTTCAAGAACACTGCTATTGCTACAACTTTAACTGCTCATGTTTATAAAGGTGGAGTTGAAGTGACTGGTTCTGCGTTATCTGCATTAGGAGCTATCAAGTGGTATAAGGACGGCGGAACTACTTCTGTAGCAACAGGTGCGACATACACAATCGGTGCAGGTGATATCACAAACAAGGCAACATTCAGCGCTCAGCTAGAAGGTTAATTATATGGTTAAGGCATCGGCTAGCATGACCCTCGTGAGAGTTAATGATGGCGAGGACGGGCAGGGAATTCGCTCAATCACTCCGGAGTATTACCTATCAGATTCAGCAACGGAAATGCCCGATGCAAGCAGTAACGGGTGGAAAAGCGTTCCCGATGACTACATTGACAAGCATTATTACTGGGTTAGGTCGAAGATATTATGGGATGATGGAACATATACAACGACCACCCCGGTGCTTGCAAATGACCTAAAGTCAATCATTGATGATTACGACAACAGAATAAACAATATGAACAATCAGCTGCAGCAGGCAACTAAGAATGTTTCTTCGTCTATAGAACAGACAAAGGCATCCATCTTACAGACAGTATCAGAGAATTATTACAGTGCCTCTGACGGTGCAAACCTTGCTTCTACTGTATCTACTATTCAGCAGACAACGGAAAGCATTCAGATGGGATTCGTAAAGAAAGAAGACTTTAGTTCTCTTTCTGATACTGTATCAAACAATCAGACTCAGCTGAATACTTATATCAGATTCAATGCAGACGGCATAGAGATAGGTAAGCAGGAATCTGAATTCAAAACCAAACAGACAAACAGCAAGTACTCTATTCTTCAGAACAATGATGAAGTAGCGTATTTTGCTAATAACAGAATGTATAACTCAAACATCGAAGTTTCTAGTTCATTAAGGATTGGAAACTTCGGATTCATTGTTAACCGCGATGGATCTTTAACCTTTAAGAAAGTAGGTGGTGACTGATGGCAACATATGCAACATGCAGTGCTTCGTTTGGTGGCGGCAATGGTAATGTCACAATGACAATGACACGAACAGGTGTCAATGTTGACGGAAACTATGATTTATGGACTGCTACGCTGACAAAGTATTATAAGTGGAATATCAATTCAAATGCTACTAAATACGGCTCTATGTGGGCAAATGGCGCACTCATCTGGTCGGGCGGTGTGACTATTGGAGGAAGTGGAACAAAGACACTTGCGACGGTTACTAATATTAGAATCCCTCATGACAGTAACGGTGGCAAGCATTTTGATTTCTCATTCTCACAGGAATTGAAAGTAACTCTTTCGGGTAGTTATGTGGGCAGTGTATCTGCTTCGGGTGGTGTTGACTGCGATGTCATTCCTAGAGCAACTAAGCCTTACTGTTCTCCAACATCAGTTTATTTTGGAAACAGTGTGACAATCAAGACACCTAGGGCATCATCTGACTTTGGTCATGTAATCTCATACAGTTATTACGATATGAATGTACAGATTGCTGATAATCAGTGGAATGACGAATTCAGATGGACAGTACCGACTTCACTGATCAGCAAGATGACTAACACGTCATATTCATATATGACATTCAAGGTAGATACATACAATCGTGCCGGAAAGTACATCGGTACTAACTACTGCCGATTGGATTTAGTACTGCCATCGGGCTATGAGCCAACTGTAACAGGAATCACATACACAAATGAAGATGCTGCAATCGCAAAAAGATTCGGAGCATCAACAATTATACAGGGCGTTTCGAAAGTCAAATGTAATGTATCAGCAACGGCGAAGAACGGTGCTTCAATTACTTACTATTACAATGAGATTGATGGACAGATCATACCTGGACCAAACAGTTTCTTTACAACTCAGCCGTTGAAATCATCTGGCACAGTTACACTTAAATCGGCAGTTACAGATTCAAGAGGACAGAAGGCCGCACTTTCGAAGAATATCAGTGTCACGCAGTGGTGGTCACCGACTGTTAAGAATGTCACTGCACAACGTTGGAATGTATCGACTAACAAAGCAGACGATGAAGGTACGGCAGTTAAGATTACTTATTCATTTTCAATTGCACCTGTTGCAAATAAAAATGATAAGTCTGTCATGATCCAGTATAAAAATGGTGAAACATGGACTACTCTTGCAACTTATACAGATTCATACAGTGGCGAGAACAAGGTATATATATCATCTGCTGGCAAGTTCAGCGCAGACAATGCCTATTCTTTCAGAGTGCTTGTGAAGGATTACTTCACTACAGATGGTGTTGCATCTTATGCTGCTATCGCTCCTTCATTTAAACTGCTTGATTTTTCGGCTGACGGCAGAGGAATTGGAGTTGGATGCAAGGCAGAGAGTGGGAAATTAAAGGTGGATATGCCTCTTGAAGCGCAGTCATACAACGGTTATGTATTTGATTTCGATACAGAGAATCAAGAAGATACGTGGGTTCCCGTGCTCACGGATAAGAAGATACAGCATAGAGTTATTGGCTGGTCTGATTGGATCTCTTGTGGAACTAATGCATGTGGTATCACACTGAAATACCGATATAACGACGGATTGAAACTCTGCGAAATAAACTGGGATGGTGTAGTAAACGCCACAATCGGAGGGAATACAGCTGGGTATATGTGGACTGGGTTTCCTACCGATAAAAAACCAAAAGGCAACATTTTTATTCCTGTACCAAACAGTGCTGCGGACGCCGGACTAGTAATCAGATATTATCCTATAACCAACGATATAACAAAAGGCAATTTTACTTTAACTTCGTTAAAGAATAATGTATACAACGTTTATATTTGTGGCACATTTATGTACTCATATGCTTAAAAAGGAGAAGAAAATATGAAATTATATGATACATCATTAAAATACATGGATGCGATTAACGCTATTGGAGGCACTATTGTAGCAGTATTGACTGCTGCATTAGGCACACATTGGTTTTTATTCGTAGGCTTTTTGACATTAAACATCATCGACTACATCACAGGGATTAGAAAATCTCGTTTGACAGGGAAGGAGAATTCTGCCAAGGGAGTGCGTGGTGTATGGAAAAAGTTAGGGTACTGGTTAATGGTGCTAGTTGCATTCCTTTCATCAGCAATCTTCATCGAGATTGGACAAACAATTAATATCGATTTGACTATCACAACTTATGTGGGATGGTTTACACTAGCATCTCTCATTATCAATGAATTAAGAAGCATTATCGAAAACTTCGTTGAAGCCGGAGACAACGTACCATCCGTACTAACTAAAGGCTTAGAAGTGGCAGAAAACGCAATTAACAAAGGAGAATAATTATGGAATTACAAGACACTGTAGAACTTATGAACAGTTCTGATTATAAGGATAGATTTAAGGCAGAATACTATCAAGCCAAAATCAGATATGACAAATTAGATGATATGACTGTCAAATACGAAGCACGTACTTTGACATTCATTCCTAGATGTTCGCTTGATCTATTAAAAGAGCAAAAGAAGTATTTAGGAAATTATATTCGCACTCTAAAAATTAGGGCAGAAATTGAAGGAATCGAATTATAGAAAGAAGGTATAGGATATGAGAATTAATGTTCATGGTGGACATTCATTAAAATGTCGTGGAGCAAGTGGATTATTAGACGAAGTCAATGAAGATAGAAAAGTTAAAAACAAAGTAATTGAGTTATTAAGAGCAAATGGACATACTGTTTATGATTGTACAGATGATAACGGAGCAACACAGAATGCTAACCTAAAAGCAATTGTAAGTAAGTGTAATGATCATAAGGTTGATTTAGATGTATCTATTCATCTAAACGCAGGAGGTGGAACAGGTACAGAGGTATATGTCTATAGCGACAACTCAAAAGCCAAAGATGAAGCTGAAAGAATCGTCAAAAATATTTCTAACACTCTAGGCATTAGAAATAGAGGCGTTAAAACATCTACAAAGTTATATGTGTTGAGAAAGACTAATTCTCCAGCACTACTTGTTGAATGCTGCTTTGTTGACAATGCCACAGATAAAGCACATTGGAACGCTGACAAGTGTGCAAAGGCAATTGTAGAGGGTATCTTAAATAAGAGCGTTAATGAACACGTTGAAACTCCTACACCTAAGCCACAGAGCAATGCATCTAGCACTTTAGGTACTTATATGATTACTGCTAGTGATTTAAGTGTCAGAACAGGACCGGGCGCAGGATATAGAAGAAAAACATACAATGAATTAACTAAGAACGCTAAGGCTCACGATTACGACAAGGACGGCTGTCTAAATTACGGCACTCGTGTTACGGTGTCTAAATTTGACGGAGATTGGGCAAAGATTCCTAGTGGATGGGTTTCTAGAAAGTATTTGAAAAAAGTCTAATTTAAGTTTTATTATGAGTTGATTCATAAAGATGTTGACTAAACTCGACTTAATTTCGACTTAATCTCGACTAAACAACAATTTAAAGCATAAGAAAAGACCAGGGCTTAATTGCTCTGGTCCTTTTTTGCTTTCTCAATAACTGCTTCCATGGCTTCTCTGAAAACAGCAGACTGCTTTATTCCTAGTTTCTCACATGCTTCTCTGAACTCGGTGACAAATTCAGTTTTGTAACTAACGCTTACTGTTTTCATATTACTTTTTGTCCACTGTCTGACATATTCTTTTTGATTGAATTTTTCTTTTTCCATACTCAACTTTCCTTTGCTAGAAGATACATACCTAAAAGCATCATCAGTATTCCTATTAGCCAATAGCTTTTGTACACTGTTAATGCAATTCCTGAAAACATTACTATAATTGCTATTTTCTGTTTCATAGATTTGTGATATCATTTAGATGAAGAAGGAAGAAGAAGTTCTTCCTTTGTGAATTACTTCTTCTTTTTCTTTTTATTGCTCTGTGTAATGCTCTTTGCTAGTTTGGCACCTACCCAAGAAGCAATCACTGTAGCAATCGGTTGGGCGAAATTGTTAAAGATTTCGCTCAATTTTTTTAAATCATCTAAATTCATCTTTTTCCCTCCTTCCTTTTGTGATTATATTATAACATACTCCAAGTAGTATGTAAAGAAGAATATAAAAAATATTGATATATTTATTTAAAAGATTTATTATAATTATATTGCATGAGGACACTTTTAAACATTGGGCTTAGTGCAATATGCTAACAGCTTCTTTCTGTCTTTGGTCGGTCGGAAAGAAGCTTTTTTTATTTGGACTAAAAAGTGGACTAAAAAATTAAAACGATAATGATAAATAGCATATTTCTATATACTTAAAGTCACGAAAAAACACATAAATATATAACATTATTCAATGTGAATTGCTATCAATAAAATCCTGTCACCCGCACCATTCTGAATGCAGACACCGAGTAATCGGTGTTTTTTTATGCCTAAAAATAAAAAATCTACCAAAATGGTAGATTACATTCCATTATAGAAGAGAATTTGATGAGGGGAAGCTCATTA